ATCCAAGCTCACAGGGCAGCCACAGATCAGCGATGTGAGAGAAGTCATGATCACGTGCACGCTTGACCTTGAGGATAACAACTTGTATAACTCACAACTTGCGGGTGATTCTTCGGATGTTGAGCTTTCATTCACAAGCGGCACCGATTCAATAACATTCCTGTTGAGAAATGCAAAGATTGTGGACTATTCTGATGACGTAACGTCATTTGGCCGCATCGAACGCACAGTGAGCTTTATGGGGATCGCGGGGTCAAATACCGCCTTTAAAATCACGATGATCAATGATGATTCAACAGGAATCGGAAACTAACAACCACAACCAAAAGAGGTGTAACGATGGATAAAAATATCCTTGAGGAGATCGTTGCATCCGCATCTTTTGAGGTCGATGCTTTTGACGGCTTGATCAAAATAGAGGGGCGGATCTTGTCTCCATCCGAAGTCGAGGCCGCAGGTCTTGCAAGCGCGCTCATTGCGGGCGCAATCTTTAAGGGCAAAAGCAAAGAGCAGATCGAGCAAACGCAACGCATTGCGGAGCGTGTTGAGCGTGGCGAAATGGACAACATAGAGGAGTTGTTGCAATTGACCTCTTCTATCTCACCTGAGCAAATGGAGCGCCTCTCAGAGCGTGAGGATCGTTTGCTTATGAAGTGTGTGCGCAGGTGCTCAAAAGACAACGGCAAGACATGGGAACCTTTGCACCTCGTGAGCGTTGTCGATCAGCAAAACGCAAAGCAAAACCGCCTTTGGGTGGGCATGATAAAAAGTGAAGATCGCAAGGCTATTCTTGATCGTGCCATGAGTGGGCACAAGGAGGCGAGCGAGAAGCTCAAATCCTTTCGCACAAGATGAGGAGATTGTGCACATGTATGATATAATCGGGCGTACTTATGGCATGCTTCCAAGTGAGGTGGCAAAGCTGTCATGGTCGGATCTTCTCGTATGTGTGCAATGTGTGCGGGCAAGAGGCGATCGGATCAAGCGCATACTCAAGAAGGGCAAGCGCAAAAAGGATATGGTGTTTCCCAACATCTCAATCATTGACCTCGCGGACATACTATGAGCACAACCGTTGAATACATACTAGACGTTGAAACCCAAAAGGCGCAAACCGGTCTCAAGAAAACCGAACAGCAAACCAAGAAAACAACGGCAGCGGTTAAGAATGCCCGCAAGCAATTTCGTGGTATGTCGGGATCTTTTCAAGCGGTTGGCGAGGTGTCGAACCTTGTTAATCCGCAGCTTGCCGGATTGGCGGATGTTGCGATCGGTGCCTCTTCTGCATTTCGTGCATTAGGGCGATCTCTTGCCAGTGGAAACCCAATCATCATTGGGATCACGGGTGTGCTCATGGCGGGTGTTGCGGCCTATACCGCATACACATCAAGCGTGAGAGCAAATGAGGAATCCATCAAAAAGCTTAATGAAACGCTTGAGAAGAACACCGCAGAGATTGAGAAGAATCAACAAGCCTTTGCAAATGCAGAAAATGCCATCCTAGATAGTGCGGGTGGTATCAACGAATTGCGTCTCAAGTATGCAGAGCTTTCGGGCGAGGTGAGCAAGAGTGAGGCGCTTGAGGCAAAGCAATTCTTTGCGGCGGAGCAAGGCGCGCAAAAACTGCGTGATGAACTTGAGAAGCAAATACAGACAAGAGAGAAGGATCTTGAGCTAGCAAAAGCAAGCGCAAAAGCCATCAAGGAGCGTCTTGCGCATTTGGCGGATAGTAATAGACTCGTAAAGGCGCGCGGAGGTGCAACCAAAGAGGCGGCTGAGGAGTATGCAAAAGAGAATAAAGTACTTTCTCAAATAGCAGGCATTGAGAGGGAATTGCTATCTCTTCGAACCGATGGCGTTAAGAGGATCGAGGCTCAAAGCAAAGAGTTTTCAGATCTGCAAGATAAGATCGCGAAATTACTCAAAAAGCAACAACAAAGAGAGGAAGCCATCAAGCGCGCCAAAGAGCGCCAAACGCAATTGCAAAGCCTCCTCAACAATCTACAAACGCAAAGCGCTACGCTTGCCGCAAAGGTGCGAGATAGTGAGATCGCACGCATGGCACCGCTTGCGCAAATCAATGCACAGTATCAAAAAGAGATCGATAGCCTCAACGGAATAGAGGCGGGCATCATAAAGCAATTTGAAGAGGCGGAGCGTGTTGCCAGATCCAAAAAGGATCAAGTACTTCTCACAGAGATCCAACAAGCCAAAACGGAGGCGCTTGCACGTGTTGAGGCCGCCCGTGGTGATGCTGAGGAGGTCAGAGCATCGAAGTTGGGCAAGATATACGCCAAGAACACAAAGGTACAACTCAAGGGGCTTTCAAATATAGGCAAGGCTTTTGGGCAAACGCTGGCAAAACAAATACAGGCGCAAAATCAAGTAGGCAAAATCATCGATCAAGCGAATAGCGATCAGCTCACAGCCCTTGATAAAATCAATCAAGCGGAGCAAGAGCGCCTCAAGGTATTGCAAGAGATTGCAAAGCAACAAAAGATCAACACAGATGAGGCGCAAAAGGCCGTAGAAGCACGCGCAGAAAGAGAGCGGGCACGCGTAAGGCAACAACAAGCCGCAGGCGTTGTGGGTGGTGTTGAGACGGTTGTACGGGCAACGCTTGATCCTTCTGCGCTTATCGGTGCGCTCGGTGCACAATTTGGCGTTGTGGGATCTGCAATCGCGGGCGTTGTGGGTGCATTGTCGGATCTTGGGCAAAAGGATCCCGAAGAGATCAAAGAGGAGTTTCGTGCAACGTTTGAGGGTATCGCAAAAGGGATAAAGGTGCTTGTGCCGCTCCTTGCGGAGATGTTGCCGCCTATTCTCTTCGATGCCGCAAAGATGATCATCAATGCTTTGATACAACTGCCCGTGCTCATCGCCTCGCACCTCTCAAAAGCGATCGGCGACGTGCTCAAGGGTGTTGTTGACTTCTTCAAAAGCCCCATAAAAAATATCTTTGAGGCTTTGAAGCAGGCATTTGTAAACCTTGTTGATCTCATCGTGGGCGCATTCACGAGCGTATTTCCATCCTTTATGGGTGGCGGTCGCATGCCAAGCGCGCAAGGTGGCTTGCGGTTTACGGGCGCAAATCGAGGGCTTGCGATGTTGCATGAGGGTGAAATGGTTGTACCTCGAAGTGGGCAAATCTCCTCAACCGTGGCAAGAGATGCACAGGGCGCAATACAAGCGCAAGGCGGGGGCGGGGTTACGGTTGTGATCAACAGTGCCATCACGGAGCGATCGGCCGTTGATGCCCTTGTGCGCAAAATAGAGGAGCGGTTCAGCGCCTTCGGGCAATCCACAAGCCCGCTCTTTGGAGGTCGATAACATGGGCAATGCAAAATTCTTTTACTATCCGCAACCGGATGGGCGGCACCTCGTTGAGATTGATATGGGTGAGGCTTTGGGCGAGCTTCAAAGCGTATTCACGCATGATGCGGTTGATGCTATCACACAAGCGGGCGGCATATATCGATCGGTGTCACGCGGTGCGGAGTTTGTGACCATACAACGCGATCGCATGCAGCTTGGCGAGGATCTAGCGATGCAATTCCGTGCGCTACAAAACCATCTCGATCGGGGGTATTCGTGCATGTTTACCGCAGATCACGCCAAAGCGTGGGCGGCCTCATGTATTCCATCACCCACAGCCGGTGATTTTACGATCAATGTAGGTGATGCGGTGTTTTCAAGTATCACGGGCACAAGCGCAAACGGCACATCTCTTGTACCTGTGGCGGGCGATTATGTCGCCATTGATACCGATAGCCCGCCTCTTGTGCATGAGGCAGGAGAGGTGCAAAGCGCATCGCTCACAATGGGCACAGGTGGATCCATCACGTTTCAAAATCGTGTATGCTTTGACTATACAGGGCGCATGGCGTTTGCGCGATGGTATCGCTTTTGGCCGATCCTCAAAAGACCGCAAGAGGATATCGGCACGCCCATGATCACAAACGAGGGCGGTCGGCTCTTCTCGCTTTCGGTGCGGCTTGTGGTAGATTACGAGGCTATGTTTGCGTTTTACAATGGAGAGGGTGAAACGGTGCCGCTTGCGGAGGCCTCACCATCATCGGGCGATTTGAGCAACAACGAAGGATCATTCACGCTTGATACAGGCTATCGAGCCTTTGATCCAAGACCACAAGCCAAAGAAGTGAACATCAACACAAGCGTACTCAACGCAGTACGAAGAGGGCGATCGTAATGGCATGGAGCACCGATTTTGTTGCGGCCTTGAGCGCTCCATCCATCACACCCATATACATTCTTGAGGTTGTGCGTGTGCCGCAAGGTGTGGGCACACCGACCTTTATCTATTCGGATCGAGGGGATTTGCAGATCGGGCGCGGTGGTGTTGAGATACAAGGCACAAGCGTGATCCCGCAAAGATGGAGTGTGTCTTTTGGTGGCTTCAATCTTGAACTTGTGGGTGATATAAGACCCTACCGCAATAGCCTCATAAGAGGCGCACTGTGCGTGCTTCGTGTATCGATCGCAGGCCTTGCCGATGAGCGGATCGCCATCGGGCAGATCGATCAAGTGCAAGGCTCAAGGGGCGTGTATCGTGTATCATTCAAAGACTACTTGAGCGCATCACAAAGCCGCTTTGATACGCGCAAGGTAGGCACGCAATACCTCTCACAATGGTTTTATGATACTACCACAAAAACGACCGTTGTGCGTGCGTGGAATGTAGGGGATGGGCTCCTTGAGGTCACGAGCACTGATGATTTTACAAAGCCCACGGGCTACGATGGGATCCTCTATTGCATACCCACAACGGGCGATCCCTTCTATATGCATTGGAGTGCAAAGAATGATACAACGGACGTGTTTACGGTAGCGGGCACAGCCGACCACCCGTCAACCGTGAGCGCGAGCAACTTGGCGATCGGTGATGAGGTGTACAATGCCGCACGCATATTGGGTGCACCCTTCTCGATCTTTGCCCAACTCATCACATCAACGGGCACGGGTACCAATGGCGCAAATGACAAGTTGCCCGAAAGCTATGGAAACGGGGCGCCCCTTCATCATTCCTTTTTCGATGTGGCCGATGCACAGGCAACCTCAAGCTATATCGTACCCTCGAGCGGTACCTTTTATCAATATGATTTTGTATTCAATGAGCCTTTGAGCGGTGGCATGCGTGCCGTGATGGACATTGCCGCCAACACGGGGCAATGGCCTGTGATGCGGCAAAACTCCTTCTCTTGGCGCGGGTGCTGTGATCCTACAGGGCGATATGGAAGCAAACCGCCCACAAGCGCACATATTTACGACGATGACATCATAGAGATCTCAAGCGTGCAATTCTTCGATCCCACCTTGAGTGCGCCATACCTCCAAACGTCGATCACGTATGATGTAACCAACACCACGAAGAGCGTTGTGAGCAATCCCGATGGTGATTACTTGCCCATGAATACCGAGATTGAGCGCCAATTTGGAACACGTTACTCGGTAGGTGGATCCAATATGGCCTCAATGGCAAGCGGGGATCTTGCACGTATGCGGATATGGGATCTCTTTCATTGGACGCGGGTATCGCTTCGTGTACACCTGCGTTTTGCGGTGCTTTGTGCGGGCGATGTTGTGCAGCTCACAAGCGCCTTTATCCAAGACTTGAGCACACAAGTTGGCGACACCTACAACGGGCGCAATGGGATGGTGTTAGAGGTAGGCTACAATATCACGTCAAGATCGTGTATATTGGTTGTGGGATTCCCACCAGAGGTATAACAATGAACTATGAAACATTTTACGTTGAGCCTCCTTTGTTGAGGCTTTTGCGTGCAAAAGGGTACGCGGTCTTTGATGGAGAGGATCACGATCTCAATCTCATCGGTATCCGCTCGAAGAATCGCACCGCAGGATCATTCGATGATTTCTTTGTGTGTATCTATCGTGAGGCGGGCATGTGGATCAAAGAGACGTATCAAGCGACATGTGATCCGAGCGCAGAGCAACACGAAGATCCCACAAACCCAAAAGGCGTGGCGATACTCAAGGCGGGGCAATATAGAGGTGTGTGGAAGCTCGATATGCACGCGGGAAAATACCTTGCTTTATGTCAACGCGGGGCAATGGTTACCGTCTACAGGGATAACACAGGCGACACCACAAGCGACCACATCAACGAGGATACAGGGTGGTTTGGGATCAACGGGCATCGCGCCCATGAGACGAAACTTGTTGACTCAACAAAGTACTATAGCGCCGGATGTCAAGTACTCAGGCACCCCGCCGATTTTGCGCGACTCATAGGTTTATGTAAGATGCAAGCGGCAAAATGGGGTGATTCCTTCACATATACGCTCATTGAGGAGGAATAGACATGGATCCAAACACGGTTACACAAATTTGGTTAGACCTCGCCACCAATGCGCCTTTTGTGGGCTTCCTTCTATACCAGTATTGGGATCAACGATCCACAAACAAAGAGCAACGCGCAGAGATGAAAGAGATCCGCCTTGAGGCCAAAAAGCAAGAAGAGGAGATCCGCACCAAATTCGAGAAAGTGATCAACGGCCTCAACGCAGATCGCGATCAGCTTGTGGATGCGTTTTCCAGTCGCATTGATTCTCTTGAGCGCGGGCAAAGAAAGCTCTTTGCGATCCTTGAGCCTCTCAAAGAGCAAATACATGAGATGCGCCTCAAAGAAAAGGTAAAACAAGAGATTGAGCTCAAAACATCGTGATACAATAACAAAACCGATCTATTGTGGATCGGTCGGGAAAAGTCGCAACAAGGTGCCTCATAAGGCATCTTTTGTTTTTTCTCAAAATAATGTTTGACATCTTCTGTGTCATTCGCTTATAATGAGAGAGTACTCAACAACAAGGAGCGAGACAATGAAAAAAGGCGACAAGGTTTACATTACAAAAGGAAAAGGCATCTACAAGAAAACTTCTATGAATATCGTGTATGAAGTATCTAGTGAGGGCATATTTGTGAAATGCAGAAGAGGCTATAAAACATTTATCCCTAAGGAAAGATTGCCACAAGCGATCATTATTCGCTAAGCACAACCCGCCCGCCTTTGAGCGGGCACAACCCCAACAAGGAGCAATAACAATGGATCAAGAGACAAAATA